AAATTACTTATCGCCCTCCCTGAACCGGACGAAATGACGGAGGGAGGCATCCTCAAAGCAAGAGAAACCATGCAAATGGAGGAGATTGGCTCTGTTTGCGGGTTTGTGATGAAGATGGGCGCTGACGCTTACGGAGACAAAAATCGTTTCCCAAGCGGCCCGTGGTGCGAGGAAGGTGATTGGGTGCTGATGCGCTCATACAGCGGAACGCGATTCAAGGTTCATGGTAAGGAGTTTCGCCTTATCAATGACGACAGCGTTGAAGCAGTAGTTGAAGACCCAAGGGGGATTGTGAAGGTATGAGCGAAGAGCAGATGGAAGAGCAGACTATGTCCTCTGAGGACAAGTTTTTCGGTGTCAAGACGACAATCGGTGGCGAAAAGGCCGATGTCGATGTTGAGGTTGTAGATGACCGACCCCCAGAGGACAGGCGTCCTCCGGCAAAAGAGGCCAAGCAGGAGGATTCCGGTGACGACGAGGAGCTGGAGGGTTACTCCGAGAAGGTTAAAAAACGCATCAATAAGCTACGTTACCAACAGCATGAAGAGCGTCGGCAACGTGAAGCCGCTGAAAAGATGCGCGAAGAAGCTGTCCGAGTGGCGCAGAAGTATGCGGATGAGAACAGGAAGTATCATGCGATCATCCAAGAAGGCGAGCAGTATCTGGTTCATCAGATTCGAGAGCGAGCTAATCTGGCTCTGGAGCAAGCTAAAGCTCAGTATCGCCAAGCATACGAAGAAGGAAACACGGATAAGGTTGTCGAAGCCCAAGAAGCTATGATGAGGGCGCAGTCTGAGTTTCAGTCTGCTGACTACCAGATGAACCAGATGAATGCTCAGCGGCAAAGACAGCCGCAACAGCAGTATCAGCCCTATCAAGAGCCACAGCCACGGCCACAGCCAAAGGCTCAAGAGCCGCCACAGCCAACTGAAAAGGCGGCTAAGTGGGCGCAGGACAACCCGTGGTTTGGTCAGGAAAAGGACATGACCGCTCTGGCGTATGGCGTCCATGAGCGGCTTGTCAGGGATGAGGGGTATGACCCCAACTCCGACGAATACTTTGAGGCTATAGATCGCACAATGCGTTCTAAGTTTCCAGAATACTTTGGTGATGATGCCTCGGAAGGGGCATTTACCACTAAAAGTCCCCCCGTGGTCACAGCGCCTTCCTCGCGGAATAACGGCGCGAAGCCACGCAAGGTGAAGCTGACTCGCACTCAGCTAAGTCTGGCCAAGAGGTTAGGACTAACACCCGAACAATATGCCAACCAGCTTGTTAAGGAGGCTCAGTAATGGCAGAACAGCGCACTAAAAGGGACGCAGAGTCCAGAGAAGTTGAGACAAGACCTAGCGATTCGTGGATTCCGGCCTCCGTATTGCCGAACCCTGCTCCGCAAGACGGATGGGTGTTCCGGTGGGTACGCACCAGCACTTTGGGCCATGCGGATAACACGAACGTCTCCCAGAAGTTTCGGGAGGGCTGGGTTCCTGTGAAGGCGGAAGATCATCCAGAGCTAGAGGTAATGTCCGACATAGACTCCCGATTCAAAGGGAACATCGAAATCGGCGGACTTCTTCTGTGCAAACAGCCAGAGGCTAACGCGCAGGCACGAGAAAACCATTTCCAGAATGTTGCCAACAGCCAGATGGAATCCGTAGATAACAACTTCTTAAAGCAAAACGATCCCCGAATGCCCGTTCTCAACCCTGAGCGGTCAACTCGGACTACCTTTGGTCGAAGTTGACTCCGGTTTACCGGAGAGCTTTGACCTTTCATCTAAGTATGGAGACTAAAGATGGCTACTACAGCTACTCCGATGGGTGCAGAACCCGTAGGCACTCTTAGTGCTTCTGGTTCTTTCACCGGAAAAGTCCGCCATATCAAGATTGCGAATGCTTATGACACGTCAATCTTTTATGGCGATTTCGTCAAGCTGGTTGCGGCTGGGACGGTAGAAAAGGCGGCAGTTACCACTGCAAAAGTCGCTGGCACTGTCGGCATTTTTGTCGGTTGCGCTTACACCGATCCCAACACCAACCAAAAAACATTCAGCCAGTACTTCCCTGCGGATACTGCGGCGGATGATATCGTGGCGTATGTCGCGGATGATCCCAAGCTCGTATTCCAGATGCAGGGCGACGGAAGTATTGCTCAGACTGGTCTGGGTAATAACGTCCAAGCTATCAGCACTGCTGGATCAACCTCTATCGGCAGGAGCAAGAACGCTCTTGACGCTAGTTCAATCGCAACAACCAACACGTTCCCGCTTCGTATTGTGGACTTCGTGGATGGGCCGACAAGCTCTGTAGGTGACTCGTTCACCGATTGCATCGTCACCTATCTTCCACTTAGCCACGCTTACGAGACGGCACTTGGCGTTTAAGGAGGTCTAGGTAATGGCTATTTCACGCGCACAAATGCTGAAAGAACTGCTCCCCGGCCTGAACGCCTTGTTCGGTCTGGAATACGAGCGGTACGATGACGAGCACACGATGATTTATGAAACTGAATCATCTGAGCGTTCGTTTGAAGAAGAAGTGAAGTTGTCCGGCTTTGGTGCCGCACCAGTTAAAGCTGAAGGCGCGGCCATCAGCTATGACTCGGCGCAAGAGTCGTTCACTGCTCGCTATAACCACGAAACCATCGCCCTTGGCTTCTCCATCACTGAAGAAGCTATGGAAGATAACCTGTATGACTCTTTGTCTGCTCGTTATACCAAGGCGCTGGCTCGGGCTATGGCTCACACCAAGCAGGTTAAGGCGGCTAACCCCCTTAACAATGGCTTCACCTCGTTCAACTCTGGTGACGGCGTAACGCTGTTCAGCACGGCTCACCCGCTGGTAAACGGTGGAACAAACTCCAACCGTCCTACCACTGCGGCTGATCTGAACGAAACCTCATTGGAAGATGCTGTGATTAACATCGCCGCATTCACCGATGAGCGTGGACTGCTGATCGCGGCTCGCCCCCGTCGTTTGATCGTTCCACCCGCACTCCAGTTTGTAGCAACTCGCTTGCTTGAGACTGAAGGTCGAGTTGGCACGGCTGACAACGACATCAACGCCCTTCGCAACAACGGTTCGATTCCAGAAGGCTACTCTGTCAATCACTTCCTGACAGACACCAACGCCTTCTTCATCATTACCGACGTACCGAATGGCATGAAGCACTTTGAGCGCACCGCGCTTGAAACTTCAATGGACGGAGACTTCGACACAGGAAACGTGCGCTACAAAGCTCGCGCTCGTTACTCGTTCGGCGTTTCAGATCCGCTGGGCATTTACGGCTCACCCGGAACGTCCTGATAGCACAGGGGGCTTCGGCCCCCTTTTCTTCCTGACTGATTGTTCCATGTGGAACATCAGACACTAGCCAAGACAGGAGACCAACATGGCTAACACTACTTTCAACGGCCCCGTTCGTTCAGAAAACGGCTTCAAGGACATCAGCAAGGCGTCTGGAACCGGGACTGTCACAGAGAACATCTCTATCAGCCACGACGGCACTAACAGCGTGGTTATCTTCAAAGACCTGCCAACAGCAGACCCAAGCGTTGCCGGACAGCTTTACAGCAATTCTGGCGTGCTCACCGTATCTGCCGGTTAATTTGTAGGGGGCTTTGCCCCCTTTTTGGAGGTCAATATGGCTGACACAGTTACAAGTCAGACAATCGAGGACGGCCCTCGCACTGCAATCCTAGCATTCACAAACGTCAGCGATGGAACCGGCGAGTCCGCCGTGACCAAAATCGACGTGTCCGCTCTTTCAAACAACCCCGTTGATGATGGTGCATGTACCAGCGTAAACATTGAGCGCGTTTGGTACTCAACCATTGGCATGGGCGTTGAGATTTTGTTTGACGCAACGGCTGACGTTTTGGCGTGGGAGCTTCCTGCTGACTATTCAGATTCACTGGACTTTTCTTCTTTTACAGGCATCCGCAACAATGCTGGCGCCGGTAAGACGGGCGATATTAAGTTCACAACTGTAGGCCACACGCTGGGCGACTCTTACACAATCGTCCTGCAGGTGAAAAAGAACTACGGCTAATGCGCCTCTACTACAAAAAAGGCGGCAAGACGGAGTCGAGGGTCAATGAAGCCGGGAACTATACCAAGCCATCCTTGCGTAAGCGCCTGTTCAATAAAATCAAGGCAGGCGGCAAGGGCGGTAAGCCCGGACAGTGGTCTGCTAGAAAAGCACAGATGCTCGCCAAAAAATACAAAGATGCGGGCGGAGGCTACAAAGACTGATGGCGCTCAAGAAGTCGCAAAAGTCCCTCAAAAAGTGGACGAAGCAGAAGTGGCGCACAAAGTCAGGGAAGCCGAGCACCCAAGGCTCGAAAGCAACGGGCGAAAGGTATTTGCCTGAGAAGGCGATAAAATCGCTCTCGTCAAAGGAATATGCCGCCACCACCCGCAAGAAGCGGGCGGACACCAAGAAGGGCAAGCAACATTCCAGCCAGCCAAAGAAGGTGGCGAAGAAGACAGCGAGGCACCGTAAGTAATGAGGCTCTATTACAAGAAAGGTGGCCGCGTTGATAAAGGCGCGATGGCCTGCAACAAGCCAAAGAGGACTCCCGGTCATTCCAAGAAGTCTCACATCGTAAAAGCGTGTGAGGGCGGCAAGGAAAAGATTATCCGTTTTGGACAGCAGGGTGTGAAGACGAACCAGACGGTTGGTCAGCGCAAAGCATTTAAGTCTCGCCACGCTAAGAATATCAAACGCGGCAAAATGTCTGCGGCGTATTGGGCTGACAAGGTCAAGTGGAGTCCAAGCAAGACCAAGTCAAAGTCCACCAAGTGGAAGAAGGGTAGCTAGATGACCATCAGCAGGGCGCAGGCCGCACAGCAGACAAGGAACGCTCCCGCCTCTCGGAAGGTGAAGAAGGTTATGAGGGAGTTTAAGGACGGCAAACTCAAGTCTGGCGGCTCTGGTAAAAAAGTTAAGGACAAGAAGCAGGCGATAGCCATTGCGCTGTCCGAGGCCGGTGTCAGCAAGAAAGCTGGCGGCGGCAGAATACCTCCGGCAAAGTGCAGAAACGGTATCGCTGTGAGGGGTAGGACTAGAGGAAGGATGGTCTGATGGCTACAAGCGGAACGACAAACTTCACGCTAGACCTTGCCGACATTTTTGAAGAGGCATTTGAGCGGGCAGGCTCCGAGCTACGAAGCGGTTATGACTATAAGACTGCCCGCAGGAGCTTGGATCTGCTCATGCTTGAGTGGCAGAACCGTGGTCTTAACTTGTGGACAGTAAGGGATGCAACCCAGACGCTGACCGCAGGCACGGCGTCGTATGACCTGACTTCGGAGAAGCAAGATATCATCGAGGGTCTGTTGCGTACCGACGCAGGCGACACCTCTAAGCAATCTGACCTGACCATGCAGAGAATCTCGGTGAGCCAGTACGCCCACCAGACGAACAAGCTGACGCAGGGCAGACCGCTACAGTATTACGTCGAGCGAAAGCCGACAGGGCTGACGATCCACTTCTGGCCGGTGCCGGACGCGACAACGACCTACACGTTCGCGTATTACTATTTGGATCGTATCGAGGACACAGGAAAGCCCGCATCCAACAATATGGATGTGCCAGCACGCTATCTGCCCTGCATGGTGGCTGGCTTGGCGTACCAGATTGCGAGCAAGAAGCCAGAGTCCATGAGCATTGCTCCAGCCTTGAAAGAGGTGTACGAAGAGCAGTGGAATCTGGCGGCGGATGCCTCTAGGGAGAAAGCATCGCTTTACATGGCTCCCGGTGGATATAACAATTTATGAGTAGCTACGCCAAAGGCTCCAAGGCGTTTGGGTTTTGTGATCGGACGGGATTCCGATACCCACTGCGCGACTTGGTTAGACAGATTGAGGATGGCCGCTGGAACGGTCTGCTGGTTGGCAGGGACGTTGTAGATCAGGATCAGCCACAGTTGAAACTGGGGGATGTCAATGCGAACGATCCACAGGCGCTTCGGTTTCCGAGACCTGACAACAGCCTTGATGAAAGTCGTGCGCTTTCTGCGTTCGATCCTGTCGGGGGAGGCAACACGGCGCTTGGAAGCCGAACTGTCGGCCTTGATATGGCGGGTGTTGTTGGGCGCGTAACGGTGGAGACATCCTGATGGCGTTTACGTTTACCTCTCTGAAGCAGGCAATACAAGATTATTGCGAGTCAAACGAGACCAGCTTCGTTGACAACCTGCCGACAATTATTCAGCAGGCAGAGGACAAGATCCTCAAGACAGTCCAGTTGCCTGACTTCAGAAAGAATGTGTCTGGCTCGGTAGCTAGCGGCAACCAGTATTTGGTTATGCCGTCAGACTTCCTGACACCTTACTCGCTGGCGATAGACAACTCGGGTTTTGAGTACCTGCTATTTAAGGACGTAAACTTCATACGTCAGGCATACCCACTGACAACCACGCAGGGGGCGCCCAAGTATTACGGCATATTCAGCCGCACCGCGTTTATTCTCGGCCCCACCCCAGATTCTGCATATGACGCAGAACTGCACTATTTCCACAAGCCTGAATCCATTACCACGTCCGCAGACGGAACAAGCTGGTTAGGCACTAACGCCGAGTCCACACTGCTTTACGGATGTCTTGTCGAGGCGTACACCTACCTCAAGGGCGACCCAGACTTAATGCAGACATACACCCAGAGATATCTGGAGGCGTTGGGCAAGCTGGAGCAGTTGGGCGAAGGCTATAGCACGACAGATAGCTACAGGTCAGGAGAGGTGAGGAAGGCTAGAGGATGATTGGTGTTAGCGGTGGTTTTGAGGTGGGTAGCGTTAATGTCCACACGACACAGAACAGGGGGTTTTCCCCAGATGAGATTGCTGAGAGGTGCTTAGATAAGATCATCTCGGTAGCCGATACTGCGGTGCCTGAGGTTCAGGCTCAAGCGCAGGCATTCAAGGATCGCATTAGAGCGGTTCTTGTTTTCTACATGAAAGAGGCCGCAAATAGCGACCGAACTACAGTGTATAACGCCCTCTTGGATGCTGGGCAAAAAGACTTAGCCGAACTTATCAGGAGAATGTGATATGGCTTTTAGCGGAAACTACATGTGTACCTCATTCAAGCAGGAGTTGCTTGTAGGCTCACACAACTTCACTGCCAGCACCGGAGACACTTTCAAGCTGGCCATGTACGACAACAACGCGAGCTTTGATGCGTCTACCACCGACTACACCGCAACCGATGAGGTGAGCGGTACGGGCTACACTGCGGGCGGCGGTACGCTGACCAATGTTACTCCCACCACGTCAGGAACAACGGCGCTGACTGACTTTGCCGACTTGACGTTTAGCTCGTCAACGATCACTGCTCGCGGCGCGTTGATTTACAACACCACCACTGGCGGAGGCACAGGCACGACTG